GAGACAATGAACGTCGTCAAGGCGACGTGGGAAGCAGGCAAAGAGGTCGTCACGGGCTATGTGAGCTTTGTCCTCGATTCGTGGAAGCGGGTCGTCGACGGCTTTAAGGAAGGCGGCATCATCGGCGCGCTAGAAGGGGTGTGGGAAAGCTACAAGATCGGCTGGACCAGCGCTTTCGAGTACGTGAACCGCAAGATCGACTTCAAGAATCTGGTCGCCGCGATCAACGACATCGACTGGAACCAAGTCGGCCAGACTATCGGTCAGGCACTCGGCAATGCCTTGAAGGCGGCGTGGACCGGCTTCGTCAGGATCGGCGAATGGATCGAAAGCATCGACTGGGCGACGGTTGGCAACAATGTCGGCAAGTTCCTCGTCGATGCCATCATCGCAACGTTCCAAGCGCTGTTCACAATTGACCAGTGGGTTTCGCAGATGATGCAGAAGGCCGTCACCGGGGCGGCCGAAACCGACTGGGGCGCCGTGGCGGTAGCCATCGCCAACTTCTTCAACAACCTCGTCGGCAAGATGATCGAAATCGGTGCCAACCTCATCGGCGGACTGATCAACGGCATGCTGAGCGCGATCGGCACGAGCATGGGTCAAGTCAGCGCAGCAATTGGCGAGAAGCTCGGCGGCATCAAGCTGCCCTTCGGTTCGAGTCTGGCTGACATCGGCATCGGCAGACGGGCCGCGGCCAACGAAAATGTCGCGCCCAACTTGCTACAGCGCGGCGGCGCTGCCGGTGCAGCCAACAGCAACGTCAACACCAACATCAATCTCACCGGGGTGCCGGCGGGCATGAACGCCAACGTCAGTCAGACCCAGAGCGGCCCGCCGGTCAACGCCAGCGTCGAGGTCGGCCGCGCCGGCGTCGGCGGGGCAGCCGGGTGATGCCATGGCTGACTGGAAGGACAATCTGCGGCGCGCCAGTTTCCGCAACCAGCCGTTCTACACCGAGACGCACGGTGGCGAGACAGGCCGGCGCTGGGCTGACCACGAATATCCCGGCCGCGACACGCCTTATGCCGAGGACCTCGGGCGCAGTCAGCGCACGTGGCGGTTCACCGGCTATCTGATCGGCGACGACTATCCGCATCGCCGCGATCAACTCGTGCTGGCATGCGAACAAGGCGGTGCCGGCGAGCTGGTGCATCCCACGATTGGTACCGTGCAAGCGGTGTGTCGCTCGGTATCGCATTCCGAGGAGCGCGTGCGCGGGCGCTACGTGGCGCTCAATTTCGAGTTTGCCGAGGCCGGCCAGCTACTCGAGCCCAGCCAGTTCATCGACACCGCGAGCATGGTGGCGGCGGCCGCGCTGCCGCTCGGCCAGGTGGCGTCGTCGAGCTTCCTGCGCGGCTTCGATACGACGCGCGGCGGCTCGTTCCTCACCGGCGCCGCCACCGGCCAGATCACCGGGCTCGGCACGTCGCTCCAGAACGCGCGCATGCCGGCACCGGGTGTCGATCAGGGACCGCTCAACCGGGCAATCGGCACCTTGCGGTACGAAGCGCCCTACCTCGCCAACAATCCCCCGGCGCTGGCCGGGGCGTCCGACACGGCCTTTGCCGAATTCACCAACGCGCAAGCGGCGGTGCCAGTGGTCAGCGCCATGCTGGGTTTCGCCGTGCCACAGATGACGTTCAACTGGCTGCCCAGCTCACCGCGCTATGCACCGTTTGGCCGGGTCGACGGCCTTGAACCGTTCGGCATGATCGGCGGCGGCGCCATCTATCAACTGCCGGTGATCGACCGCCGCCGCATCAATGCACTGGCATTCGATACCTACACGCGCTGCCTCGCCTTGCGCGAGGTCGGCTATGCCGTGCCCGGCATCCCGTTCGACAACTACGACGAGGCGATGGACATGCTCAACACCATCGCGCAGGCCTTCATCGTGCTGGAAGGCGACTGCGCCGACGAGGGCGACGACGATACCTTTCAGGCGTTGGCGCGCTTGCGTGCCGAGATCACCCATCTGATCCGGGCGCGCGCCACCAACTTGAGCCCGCTCGTGCGCTACCGGGTGATGGCCTCGACGCCGGCAAACTCGCTGACGCTGGCGTGGCGCATGTATCAGGATTCAGGTCGTGATACCGAGGTCGTCAATCGCACGCGGGCACGCAATCCGGCTTTTCTGCCTTTCGTTGGCCGGGTGCTGGCGGCATGAGCAACCGTGTCGCCCTTTATGTCGACGGCGCGGAATATTCCGGCTGGAAGAGCGTGCGTATCACCCGCGGGCTGACCCGCGCCACGTCAGACTTCGATCTCACTGTGTCGGAACGATGGGGACTGGAAAGCATGGTCTGGCAGCTTCTGCCGGGCGGCGCTTGTGAAATCCGCTACGGCAACGAGGTCATGCTGTCGGGCTTTATCGACACCTACCAGCCCGCTTACGATTCCGGCGCCCACAACATCCGGCTCAGCGGCCGTAGCAAGACCTGTGACTTCGTCGATTGCTCGGTGCTGGTCGACGGCGGTCAGTTCCGGGGCTTGACGGTGGGCGAGATAGCGCGTCAGCTTGCCGAGCCGTTCGGCCTCGGCGTCAAGGTGATAGACGACGGCGAGCCAGAAGCCGAAGTGCAAGTCCAGCAAGGGGAGACGTGCTTTGCTCTTGTCGAGAGACTGTCAAGGCTGCAAGCGATTCTGGTCACTGATGACGCGGATGGCAACTTGGTCCTCACGCGCGCGGGTTCCGGGCGCGCTGCCACAGCCTTACGCCACGGGTCCAACATCCTGGCAGCATCCGCCAACCTCGACCATTCGAAGAGGTTCAGCGACATCCTCGTCAAGGCCCAGCGGCCCGGCAACAGCAACAAGTCCAACGACGACGCCCCAACCCAAGATCGGGAGGCCGACTGGCAACCCACCATCCGCCAGTCCGAGGAAGCCTATCTCGCCGCGCTAGAAGCGGTTTGCGCTATCCCGAATGTTTGCGAGCGCTATCGCGCTCGAATGCAGTTGCAGCGCGCCAGCGGCAAGCGGCGCGGCAATCCAAAGTCGCTCACCGAGATACATGGCAGCGTGCGTGATCCCGATATCACGCGCTACCGCCCGATGGTGCTCGTCGCCGAGGCGCAGAGCGACGACGGACTAGCTGAAAAGCGCGCCGACTGGGAAATGCGCCGGCGCATGGCCGAGGGCACGCGCGCGGTGATCACCATCAACGGCTGGCTGCAACAGGGCGGCGGCGCGCTGTGGGAGCCCAACCAAATGGTGCTGGTCGCGTCGCCATGGCTGGCGCTTGAACGCGAAATGATCATTTCGGAAATCACCTACAGCTACGACGATAACGGCGAGCGCAGCTCGATGGAACTGACGCTACCCGATGCCTTTTTGCCGGCGCCCGAACGCAAAGCGAAGGGCAAGCCGCCGCCTACGCCGTCGCAACGCGCCGCGCGCAAAGGCATCACCAAGCGCGATCCGTGGGCCGATTGGATCCCCACCGGGCAGGACACGCCATGAGCGAGATGCGCGACATGAAGCGGCGCGTCATGAACATGGTGTCGCGCGGCGTGATCGCCCAGTCGGACGACGAGCCCGGCATGCAGAACGTGCAGATTTCGTTGCTGCACGAGGAAGCCAAGGTCGCGGTTGAGCGCCTGCAGAACTACGGCTTCAGTAGCCACGCGCCGGGGCAGAGCGAGGTGATCGTGGTGTTCATCGGCGGCGGTCGCGACCATGGCGTCATTGTTGGCACCGACGACCGCAACTCGCGCTTCACCGGACTCGCTGAGGGCGAGGTCGCGATCTATACCGACGAAGGCGATTCGTTCGTGCTCAAGCGCAACAACAACATCGAGATCAACACCAAGCACGCGCTGGTCAAGGCCGAGGAAGACGCCACCATCGAAACCAAGGACGCGAAGATCACCGCCGAGCAGGCGACGATCACCGGCAGCGACAAGCTCACGCTAGAATCGACCAACCTCGACATCACCGCACCGTCCAGCATCGCGCGCAGCGGCCAGACCGGCGTGATGACGCTCACCGCTGATCGGCTTATCGCGTTTCAGTCCCCGTATTTCAGCGGGCTGCCGGAAGGCACCGGCGGTGGCCCGCAAGGACCGCCCGGCCCGCCCGGCGATCCGGGTCCGCAAGGACCGCCCGGCCCACAAGGCGAGGTCGGCCCGCCGGGTCCGGCCACCGGGCGCATTCCCGGCGAGATCATCGACTTCGCCGGCACTGTCATTCCGGACGGCTGGTATCTCTGCGACGGCTCGGAAAAGAGCCGCATCACCGACGCGCCGCTGTTCGCCGCCATCGGCGAGCTTTATGGCGCGGGCGATGGCAGTACGACCTTCAACCTGCCGGATTGCCGAGGTCGCGTCATCGCTGGCCGCGATGGCGGCGCGGGTCGCTTGAACGCGACGGTCGGTGATGCGGTGGGCGCGACGGGCGGCACCCAGACTCATGTGCTGGCGGTGGGCGAACTGGCGTCGCACTTCCACTACGTCAACGATGCGGTGCACATGCACAACGTCAATCCCGGCGTCTCCACCATGCTGGCGAATGCGGGAACACATTGGGGCTACGCCTATTGGGACGGCAACTATGTCGGCTACGCGAATGGTTGGACCGATTGGCAATATTCGGGCGTCCAAACCACTCAATACACGGGCAGTGCCGTTGCCCATCAGAACACGCAGCCCACCATCATGATGTCCAAGCTCATCCACAGGTGAACTCATGGCCGCGCCACCGACTGTCGTGCCACCTCAGCAGCGCGCCCCTCAGCAAGCCGTCGCGCCGCGCGTGACACCGCGTGCGCCCGGCGCCGTCGAGCAGCTACAGATCAGGATTTCCGAACTGCCGCAAGCCACCGACGCGCACGACAGCGTCCTGTTCGAGGTCGCTCAGACCGGCGTCTCGCGCAAGATGGCCCTGCCTCTGCTCAAGGAAGCGGTAGCGCCCGACCTCAAGCCGTTCCTCACCGGAATTGTTGGCGGCGCCGGCCTTGTCGTCGTCGGCTTGGCGCCGGTGCCGACCATATCCATGACGGGCCAGGGCACGCCGGGCACCTATGGCGACCAGCACAACATCCCGCAAATCTCCGTCGACCAGTTCGGCCGCGTTACGGGCATCGTGCTGGTGCCGATCCACGAGCCCGATGTGTCGGGCTTCGCGCCCTTGCAAAGCCCGGCTTTCACCGGCACGCCAACCGCGCCGAGCCCGCCGACCGGCAATGCCACGACGCGCCTTGCGACGACTGCCTTCGTCGGCGCCGAGATCAACTCGCGCAACTTCGCGCCGCTGGCTTCGCCGGTCTTTGTCGGCAATCCGACAGCACCGACGCGGGCGCTCGGCGACAACACCACGGGCTTGGCAACCACGGCATTCGTGGCCCGCGCGCTGGACGAGGCCGGCACAACGATCACCGTGGGCGATCACCCGCCGGCCAACGCAAAGCCCAACGAGCTGTGGTGGCACACCGTCTTCGGCCAACTCTTCCTGAATTTCGACGACGGCGACAGCGTGCAATGGGTGCCGGCCTCGCCGGCCGTGACGAATTACGAGATTCCGCCCGGCACGATGGTCGACTTCGCCGGCACGACGGCGCCGCAGGGTTGGCTCTTGTGCGACGGCGCGCTTCGGAACCGCATCAGTGACGCTCGTTTGTTCGCTGCTATCGGCACGCACTATGGCGCGGGCGACGGCAGCACGACGTTCGCGCTGCCGAACTTGCGCGGACGAGTGACGGCGATGGTCGATCCCACGCGACCCGGTTGGGAAGAACTCGGCGACGAGATCGGCGAGGCAACGCACGCGCTCAATCCTGGCGAGATGCCGGCCCACGGTCATTCGATAACCGATCCCGGCCACGTGCATGAGATGCTGACTCGCGCCGACCTTACGCCGGGGGGCGGTGCAGGCGCGTTCGCGGTTGCCTCGCCCTTGGGACAGACGACTCAACAGGCTTACACGGGCATCACCATCGACCTTGCCGGTGGCGGCCAGCCGCACAACAACGTGCAGCCGACCACGCTCGTCAACAAGATCATCAAGAGGTGACGCGATGCCGGTCATCAGCACGCGATGGAAGTGTGATCGCGATAACACCGAGGCCACATCGACGAGCGATCTGATGCCGACCGACTGGTTGCGCCTCAACGGCATGGGCACCGGAATCCTGCCGCTCACCGCCGTGCTCTGTCCGAAGTGCCGAGGCGAACTCCTGACGTTCATGGGTCCGAGCTTTGCGCCGATGCCCGCTCTGCAACCGCTGCCGCGCCGATGACGACACTCGACTTCCCGAACGCACCCTATGACGGCCAAATATTCGTCGGGCCGAATAGCGTGATCTATCGCTGGGATGCGGCGGGCGGGCTGTGGTTGACACAGGGCATGAGCAGCAATCAGGCGATCATCGGCGTGCGGCCACCGAGCAATGCGACCGATGGCCAGTTGTGGTTTTCGACCGTGCTCGGCCAGCTCTTCGTTTTTTTCGACGACGGGACCAGCACGCAATGGGTGCCCGCCTCGCCGGCAACGACGCCGCCCGGCACGATCAGCGACTATGCCGGCGTGAGCGCGCCCGGTGGCTGGTATCTGTGCGATGGCGCGATCAAAGGTCGAATAGACGACGAGCCTCTCTTCCTCGCCATCGGCACCGCATTCGGCGAAGGCGACGGCGAGACGACCTTTCAACTGCCCGACTTACGCGGGCGTGTGATTGCGATGGTCGATCCGAGTGCGCTCGTGCTGGCGGGTGCCGATATGCCGGGCGCGCTGCTCGGTTCAGCGATGCACACGCTGAGCGTTTCTGAAATACCGTCCCACGGTCACGACATCGGCGATCCTGGCCACGCTCACGGTGTGGCGGATTATCACCACAGTCACGCGGCACCCGGCGGGCGCGTCGCGTCGATCAGCGGCGGCGGCGACTCGGTCTACTCCTACGCTGATGGCGGCACGATCCAACCATACACCTACGCCGGTCCCGCCAACGTCGCGATCTATGCCAGCGGCACCGGCGTTTGGGTCGGCGGTACTGGTGGCAGCCAGCCGCACGCCAACGTGCAGCCCACGATGGCGCTCAACAAGATCATCAAGCGGTGAGGAAACATGGACAATCTCAACGCCTACTTTCCAATCGGTGAGGCCAACGCTCGCGCCATGAAGCTCTTCGTCGCTGGCAACAATCTGTTTCAGGGCAAGGCGTGGATTGCCAACAACCAAGCCACCGAGGTTCATCTGATCGGCACCTTGCCATGGTGGCCGCCCGACCGGATCGACGAGCGTGAGCGCCACTGGGTCGTCGACGGAAAGCAGATTGTTACGCTGGCAAATGAACCAGAGTCGTGAGTGCTATGCCTACAGTCCTCGACTTTCCCGACAACCCGACACCCAGTCAGCGTTTTGCGGCCTCGAATGGTGTGCTGTACCTGTGGAACGCCCAGATGGGCTTGTGGGTCGTGCTGCACGACGACCCGTCGGCCGCCGGCATGTTCGCACCGAGCGGCGCTATCGTCGATTTTGCCGGCGCGAGTGCGCCGAACGGCTGGTATCTCTGCGACGGCTCGCTGAAGAACCGCGACATCGATGCGCCGTTGTTCGCTGCCATCGGCGAGCTTTATGGCGCGGGCGACGGCGTGACGACATTCGCCCTCCCCGATCTGCGCGGCCGTGTCACAGCCGGCGTCGATGGTGATGCGGATCGCTTGCCCGATTGGATCTTGGGCGCGGCAGGCGGCGAATGGTTCCATACGCTCAATCCGAGCGAGATGCCGGTCCATTCCCATAGCGTCTACGATGCAGGGCACGGGCATGGCGACTACGGCCACGGTCACGGCGTCGGCGATCCCGCTCACATACACGCGACGAACGCCGCCGGTCATGTCGGCTCAAACAGCGGACTCGGCGGCAGCGGCGGCGGCGGTCTTCTGTGGGCAGGGGAATGGCTCGGCTCGACCGACTATCGCACCACCGGCATCTGGCTCGGCGCGGGCGCCGCCAACATCTCCGTCAGCGGCACCGGCATCTGGCTCTACAACGCGGGCGGCGGCGGCGGGCACAACAACGTGCAGCCCACGATGGCGCTCAACAAGATCATCAAGCGGTGACAGCGATGGCCGCACTCGATTTCCCTGTTGCTGTCGCTGATGGCCAGCTCTTCCCGGCACCCAATGGCGTGACCTATCGCTGGAACGCGGCTGCCGCTGTCTGGCAAGTCTGGGGCGCCGCCACGGCCGCCGGTTGGAGCTTCACGGTCGGCGACTTCTTTGCCGTGCGATTCACCGGCGCCTCGCTGTCGGACACGGCGAGCACTGTCGTCTTCAATGCTGTCGCTCATGGCAACGAGGGCAACTGGTATGACATTGCGACCGGCCGCTACACGCCGCCG